CAGTTCAAGAGTTTAATATGTGGTTGGCTTATTTTGAAATAAAACATGATAAAGCTGAACAACAACAACGAATGAACCGCTAAATGGCTACAAAAAAAGTAAATATAGATATAGTTGCTAGAGATAAATCTCAACAAGCCTTAAATAAAGTTCGTGGTAATTTAGATGGTGTTAAAAAAGCTGTATTTAATGTTAGAAACGCATTAGCTGGTTTAGGTGCTGGTTTAGTAATTCGTAATATAGTTAATACAGGAAAAGAAATAGAAGGGTTACAAGTAAGACTAAAATTCTTATTTGGTAGTGCAAAAGAAGGAGCAAAAGCCTTTGAAGAAATGGCTAAATTTGCTTCAAGAGTTCCTTTTAGTTTACAAGAAATACAAGCTGGTTCTGGTAATTTAGCTGTTGTTGCAGATGATGCAGAAGAATTGGCTCATCTGATGGAAATAACAGGTAATGTTGCGGCGGCAACAGGACTTGATTTTAGAACTACAGCAGAACAAATACAAAGATCATTTAGTGCTGGTATTGGAGCGGCAGATTTATTTAGAGATAGAGGTGTTAGGGCAATGCTTGGTTTTCAAGCTGGTGCAACAGTATCTATACAAGAAACAAAAGATGCTTTTGAAAAAGTATTTGGTGCTGGTGGAGAATTTGGAGGAACAACAGACGCATTAGCAAAAACACTTGAAGGAACTTTATCAATGATTAATGACAAAGTATTTACCTTTAAGAAAAATTTATTAGATGCTGGTTTTTTTGCACAATTAAAAAGAGAATTTGGAGATTTAAATAATTTTTTAGAAGATAATGAAGAAACATTAGAAGAACTAGCAATTACTATTGGAGAAGGTTTAGCAAAAGCTGTTGTTGGCATATCTGAAGGAATAAAAATATTAGCAGATAACTTTGATCAGTTAAAAGCGGCTGTTGGTGGTTTTGTGGCATTTAAATTAGCTGGAGTTATTATAGGAATAACAAAAGCTGTTAGAAATTTAAGAATACAATCAGTAGGTTTAGTTGCTTTAACAGGACCTAAAGGTTTAGCATTAATTGCTGGTGCATTTGTTGCTATGAAAATTGCGGCTGGAGATTTTGCTGATAAAGTTAAACAAGCTGATGAGGAGATTAAAAAATTAACATTATCTGGAATGATAATGAAAATAGGAGCGTTAAAAGATCAAATAGAAATACTTCAACAAAGAAATATAGATTTAAAAAATTCTATAACACCAGTTTCTGAAGGTGCTGAACAGATGGAAGGTCATTTTGATTTTTTAAATAAAACTTTAGATCAAACACCAGAAAAATTACTCAACATTGATCAAGAGATGTTGCAAAACACACAAATAATTGAAAATTTAAATCAAAAAATAAAAGAGTTACAAGCCCTAATATCTACAGGAGGAGCAAAACCAATAGTTGATGTTCCACACGCATTAGAAGGAATGGAAACTCCAGAAGAAGATACACAAAAAATTCTTGATGCTGAAAAAAAGAAACAAGAAAAAATACAAGCAATACTTGACCAAAATAAAAAAGACTCAATTCAAATTTTTTATGATTTGTTAGAAGAAGAAACTTTAGCAAAAGAACTTACAGCAGAAAATGTAAAAAAAATAAGAGAAAAAATGAAGTTAGACGAAAAGAATTTTTTTGACGAAATGTTAAAAAATCTGAAAGAAGAAGAAAAACAATTATTTTTAAGCACAAAATTTCGTGAAGATTATGCTTCTACAAGATTAGAGTCAAATAAATTGTTATTAGAAAAAGAAAGAGAACAAGCAAAAAATAACTTTCATAAAATGTTAGATGATGCTTTAGAGTTTGAAAACAAAAAAGCACAAATAGAAAAACAAGCAAAAGATCATACAATATCAGAAGCAAGAGATGCTTTAGAAATTTTAGCTGGAATGAATAAAACTGCATTTGCGGCATTTAAAGCTGTAAGAATAGCAGAAGCTACAGTTAATACTTATACTGCGGCTGTTGAAGCATTTAAAAGATTTGGTGGTTTCCCATTAGGTGCAATAGCGGCGGCGGCTACTGTTGCAAAAGGTTTAGCTTTAGTTGCACAAATTAGATCAACAAGTTTTAGGGCTGGAGGTGGTTCAGTAAATAAAGATCAAGCATATATGGTTGGAGAAAAAGGTCCAGAGATGTTTGTACCTAGTGGTTCTGGAAAAATAGTTCCAAATAATCAAATGGGAAGTGGTCAACCAGTAAATGTAAACTTCAATATTAATACTGTTGATGCTAGAGGGTTCAATGAATTGTTAGTTAATAGTAGAGGAGTCATAATAAATATGATTAATAGTGCTGTTAATGAAAAAGGAAGAATGGCAATAGTATGAGTGGGGCATTACCAGATACATCATTTGATGCTATAAATATTAGAAGCCAACAAAAAACATTGGTTTCAACAACTGATAGTGGCAAAACATTTAGAAGGCAAGTAGATGGTCAAAGATGGACTTTTACAGTTAGTTATCCACTAATGCCACGATCTACATTTGCACCAATACAAGCATTTATTATTAAACAACGCTCACAAAAAGAAAATTTCACTATAACCTTCCCCAGCTATTTAAACGCACAGGGAAATGAAAATACTACTATTAATGTTAATGGAGTTCATGCTGTTGGAGATACAACTATTGATATAGATGGATTTCACGCTGATGGGGCTGGAAGATTAAAGGCTGGAGATTTTATAAAATTTTCTGGTCATTCTAAAGTCTATATGATTATGGCTGATGTTACTTCATCAAGTAATGCGGCAACAGTTACAATAGAACCACCTTTAAGAAGTGCATTAGCAAATGATGAAACAGTAACTTATGATAGTGTACCTTTTACTGTTTACTTAAATAGTGATCTTCAAGAATTCCAATCTAACCAAAGTAATAATGAAGGTAAACCATTATTCAAATTTGAATTTGATGTAACTGAAAGTTTATAATGGCAAGAGGTTTATCAACTGCTGTTAAAAATGAATTAGCTACAGGAAATATTAATCCAGTAATATTAGTTAAAATAGCTTTTGCTACTCCAGTTTATCTAACTAATTGTAGTTTTGATTTAGTTTCAAGTGTTTCTGGAAGTTCACAAACATATTCTTCAAGTGGTCATTTAAAAGGAATAACAAATGTAAGTGAAAGTAATCAACCTACAAAAAATACTTTAGCATTATCATTGTCTGGCGTAGATCAAACTTATGTTGCTATTGCTCTAAACGAAAACATTATTAATAAAGAAGTAAAAATATGGCGTGGTTATTTAAACGATAGTAACGCTTTAATTAGTGACCCTTTTTTATTATATTATGGAACAATAGATGATTTTAAAATTAATGATACAACGACAACAGCAAATTTAGTTTTAACAATTAGTTCACATTGGGGGCAATTTGAAAAAACAAGCGGTAGACAAACTTCAAGTAATTCACAGCAAAGATTTTTTAGTGGAGATTTAGGAATGGAATTTACAGCTTTAACAGTAAGAGATATTAAATGGGGTAGAACATGAGTAGTTGCAATTTTTATCAAGCAGAAAAAAAAGATGTTGATGAAATATTTTTTTTATTACAAAAATTTAAAGATGATTTAGTTGATTTAAATTATCCAAGCATTGAAGAAAAAAAAGTAAAAAATTTTATTAATGTGATGTTGCAAAAAGGAAAAATTATATGTGTTAAAAATTTAGATACAAATAAAATTATTGGATTATGTATATTTTGTAAATCTACTTATTGGTGGAGTGAACAAGAAACAATGATTATTCAATTAATATATGTTGTTAAAGAGTTTAGAAATTATAAATTAATGAAACAATTAATTGATAGTGTTAAACAAGTTTCAAATAACAATCCTATATTACTTTCAATAACATCAAAATTAGATGCAGATAACTTATTTGAAAAATTAGGTTTTGAAAATATGGGTTCTAACTGGAGATTAAAATAAATGTGTGGTTGGAATCCTATTGAAGATATTGTTGATATTGTAGAAGATATTGTTGATATTATTGTTGATATTGTTGAAGATGTCATTTCATGGATTATTCCTATACCAGATATTCCAGATTACGGAGATTTAAACCAAGATCAAACAGCAAAAGGTGTTTTAGTAAATAAAATTGCCGCCAATGCCACCATACCAATAATATATGGAACAAGAAAAGTAGGAGGTAATGTTGCTTTTTTAGAAACTTCTGGAACTGACAATCAATATTTATATATGGCTTTAGTTTTAGGAGAAGGAGAAATTGATGATGTTACACAAATTTTTGTAAATGACAATTTAGTAACATGGTCAGCAGATATTGCAGACAATACACAAATCACAGTTAATAGTTCCGACAGTAATTATTTTAAAGCACCAGACGCTGACTCTTCCGCAGAAAGTTTAATAACAGTAGAACCTCATTATGGAAGTGATTCACAATCAGCTTCTAGTTTGTTAAGCACATTAACATCATGGACAAGTAACCATAAACTTAGAGGTTTAGCATATTTAGCTGTACGCTTTCAATGGAACGCTGACGCTTTTGGTTCATTACCAACAGTTAATGCAGTTGTAAAAGGTAAGAAAGTTTATAATCCAAACTTAGATGGTACATTAACAGGAGGAAGTGGTTCACATAGAGCAGATACATCAAGCACATGGGCTTATTCTGATAATCCAGTTTATCAATTATTAGATTATTTACGCAATACAAGATTTGGTATGGGTATTGCAAATAGTTATTTTGATTCTAATTTTGCAGAATGGCAAACTGCTGGTGATGTATGTGACGTAAACATAACGCCTTATTCTGGTGCAAGTCAGATTGATTTAATGGATAGTAATGCTGTTATTGATACATCAAAAAAAGCTATTGATAATGTTAAAGAGTTTTTAAAAGGTTGTAGAGGTATTTTAAATTATACTGCTGGAGCATATAAAGTTTTAGTTGAAACAACTGGTTCAGCCGCAATAAGTTTAACAGAAGATAATATTATAGGAGGAATACAAGTATCATCTAAAAATAAAAATTCACGATACAATAGAGTTATAGTTTCTTTTATTAATCCAAATAAAAATTATCAATCAGACGAAGTTCAATTTCCACCAGTAGATGAAACAGGATTAGCTAGTGCAGATCAACACGCAACAATGAAAACAGCAGATGGTGATATTTTATTAGAAGGGCGTTTTGATTTTTCAATGCTTACAAGCCCATATCAAGCTCAAGAAATGGCAGAAATTATTTTACGAAGGTCTAGATCAAGTTTAGATGTTTCAATAAATGTAGATGGTACAGCAACAGATTTACAAATAGGTGATATTGTTAATATAACTCACGCTACCCCAGCTTTTAGTGCAAAACCTTTTAGAGTACAGGCAATGAGTATAAATGCAGACTCAACAGTTCAATTAACTTTATCAGAACATCAAGATAGTTATTATACATTTGGAACACAGCAAGAAGTTGATACAATACCAGATACTACTCTTCCAAATCCTTTTTCTATTCTTCCCCCAGCTTCTATTTCTTTAACAGATGAATTAGTAGAATATGCAGATGGAATAGTCATAACAAGGCTTATTATAACTGTTGGTGCTTCTCTTGATAACTTTGTTGATAATTATGAAGTACAAATAAAACAAACTAAAGATCAAAACGGAAATACTGTAACTGATTCATTTAGAGAAATATCAGTTGGTAAAATATTAGAATATCAACATTTAAAC